TTGGAACTCTTGTCTGGCCAGGACTTAATTCAGTGTTTTCTGTTGCCCTAGATATAGAAAAAGCAACATCTTATTTTGGTGGAATAGTTTCATCATTCTTTGGCAATATAAATACATTAAAATTCTATGTTGGTGGAAAGTCAGACCTAACACAAACATTTAAAGGACATTTATACAAGGCTGGATTTTGTACTGCAAGAAATAACAAAAAAGTTGAACACTTATTCAATGAAAGAGGAATTGCCTTAGACAACGAAGATGTGTTTCACCTATACTCTTTGACTCCTGATGTGGCTTACAACTCTTCAGATGATTATTTTGGAAGTAATAGCGGTGAGTTTGATGATATTATTGACAGTGGTTTTCAGGAAGACTACCCAGTGACTAGTTTTCAATCACACACAGCAAGTTATACATTGTCTCCAACTGAGTATTTTAACAACTACACATTAGATATTGATGTGCAAGGTTATTGGGAAGACTATATTCCATTAACATACTTTGCTCAATATGTTCAAGATGAAAAAAATGCAGCGTATTACGATCTAGATTTAATTCAGTTTAATATTAACTATCCAGCCCCATCAATTTTTATTGAAGAGGAGCAGGTTGGATCTTGGACATACAGAGAACTAAAAGACGAATACAATATACCAGTACAAAGAACTTATACATCTTTAGATAATCAATTGTTTACGGGGTATTTAAATTATGATGATTTAAAGAACCGTGCCTACAAGAACTATAAGTATGATACATCTGGATCGCTTGTTAAGTCTTATATAACATTTCAGTATATTGAAAATGGAGCAAACCTTCCAGAGTCAAACTTTGCTAATATAGAAAAGCCATCTAATGATTCTATTGTTGTTCCAGGAGAAGACTGGATGACTACAAAGTATGAGGTTGTAAACAACATGATTGTTTACCCACCAGCAGATGTTCGAGTGTTGGATCTTGCAATGGTTACGCATCTTGAATTTAATGTCAATGGCATTATAAAAAACAAGGTAAAGATTAGAAACTTAGAGTATGCGTCACAAGCATTTAACTCAACATCTCCAAACCCAATTGGAACAAGATTTGGCAATGAAATTTATCCATACAAAAAGTCTGGATTCTACTATGATTACAAGCAAAGAAATCCTTTTACAATATACAAGGGTAGTTCTCCATACTTGTACTTAACTAGATATACTGGTGTAGAGTTAAAGGGTGTTAATGATCCTGTTGTTAATCGTGGCTTAGCAATTCCAATTAATGAAGAGATGTCAGAAAATTATAAGGTAATGGCAATGCAGGCTGCAATTAGATACGACAAGGATGCTTTCCCATATGCATCAACAGAGATATTTGAGATTGAAGCAAAGAATACACACATTAAATTTTATATGGTTGCTATACATCCAAGTGGAGAAAGAGCAAAAATCTATGCAATTAATGCAAAGACTGGAAAACTTGAAGACGGAATATCCTTCTATTGGAATGGCAAGTTAGTAAAAGAGCCAGTAATAACTGTTAAGGAGTGGGGGTTCTTGGGTATATCATTCCCTAACCTGCTTGACTTTACTAGTCGTGTTGGAGCAATAAATCTTAATGGCCCAATAACATTTAATACAATATCTTACTATCAATCAACCAACCTTCAAGAGGTTCAAAAGGTTGAAATCCGTCCATGGTTTGCTGTTAAATATGCAAGTCCCCTCACCCTTGAGTGGGATTACTGGCATACATCGTCTTATATCTGGGACGGTGTTCTGATTCTTGCCTCTACAAGTTATTATGGTGTAGATCCTTCTACCATTTATAAGAGTTATACAGGAACAAATAAGATAGTTATTGACACTGACAAGGTGTTTACGGTAAACGGATACGAGTATAATGTCTATAAAGGTATAACATCGCAACAAACAACGCACAGCGCTGTCTAATATGGTATACTTTAGTATATGAATATGCAAGATCCACGTAAAAAGAAGAAGGCATTGCCTAAAATGAAGGGCCAAGTGGGTGAGTCTCGTGCAAAAATTATCGAGAAGCACTACGATTGGGGTCTTTATGTATACAAAAAGGCTAACGGAAAATGGTTTACAGATGGAAACGGCTCAGTCTTAAACATTGAATCTCAAAAAGGCGATATTCTTCAGATATCTAAACTAAAAGATGCTGCAAAATATTACGGGGATGAAGGAGATGGAACATGTGTATTCGTTCCAGGACTAACCAGAATCTCAGAAGAAGAATACTCTGAGCAAAAAGAAAGATTAGCAGCAGGACTTATTCCATCCATGAATGACCTTGGAGCAGTACAAGCAGCCAAGGATACTATTGCAAAGTACGGAAGTGATGACTAATGAGTGAAGACAAAGATTTTTATATTAGAGCAAAAACAGATAGCCCTCTTCCAGAAGATGACACTTTTGCAAAACAGGACCCCTTCAATCAGTCATGGGACTTTATCAAAGATTTGCAAGGACTTGATAGTAACTTTAAAAGAAGAACATCTCGTATAGTAAAGGGTGAAGCAACTCAAGGCTACATTGATAGTTCAAGAGCAGAGAGTTCTGGACTTGATGGCGCAAAGTCAAAAGAGATTAACCCAGGAACAGTTTATAGAAATGCGTATGGTTTGTTTGATGTAATTACACCACCTTGGAACCTGTATGAGTTGGCAAGTTTTTACGATACATCTTTTGCTAACCACGCAGCCATTGATGCAAAAGTAGAAAACATTGTCGGGCTTGGCTATGAGTTTGAAGTTGCTGCAAGAACAATGTTAAAATTAGAAGCCTCTGAGCCAAAGACTGCAGAAAATGCAAGAAAAAGAATTGAACGAGCAAAAATTGAAATGCGTGATTGGTTAGAGTCACTAAATGATGAAGACTCTTTTACAACAACTATGGAAAAAGTTTTTACAGATCTACAAGCAACAGGAAACGCATATCTAGAAGTTGGTAGAACCACTCGTGGAGACATCGGTTACGTTGGTCACATTCCTTCAACTACAATGAGAGTCAGAAGACTTCGTGATGGCTTTGTTCAAGTCATTGCAAATAAGGTGGTTTACTTCCGTAACTTTGGGGCAACAAATTCAAACCCACTTGGAACAGACTCACGACCAAACGAAATTATTCACTTTAAGGAATACTCACCACTAAACACTTTTTACGGTGTACCAGATATCATGTCTGCAATTGGGTCACTACACGGAGATCAACTTGCATCACAGTACAACATTGACTACTTCCAAAATAAAGCAACCCCAAGATATGTTGTAACTCTTAAGGGTGCAAAGTTATCTGCAGAAGCCGAAGACAAGATGTTTAGATTCCTTCAGACGGGACTAAAAGGGCAGAATCACAGAACCCTTTATATCCCTCTTCCAGGAGACTCTGATACCAACAAAGTAGAGTTTAAAATGGATCCTGTAGAAAATGGAATTCAGGAAGCATCATTTAAAGAGTATCGCAAACAAAATAGAGATGACATACTTGTCGCTCACCAGGTACCACTTTCAAAACTTGGAGGATCTGACGCTTCTGGTATAGCAGCAGCCCTTTCTCAAGATCGAACATTTAAAGAGCAGGTTGCAAGACCAGCACAAAGAAATCTAGAAAAAATGATCAACAAAATTGTTAAAGAAAAAACCGATATCCTTGACTTTAAGTTTAACGAACTTACTCTGACTGATGAGATTGCTCAATCACAGATTATTGAAAGACTTGTTAAAACGCAGGTAATGCTTCCTAATGAAGGAAGAGAACTTCTTGGTTTGCCACAAAGAAAAGGCGGGGACGAACCATTCGATCCAAAGCCAGAACAAGCAGCAAATGATAACGCAAATCGACAAAGAGATTCTGAAAGAACTAACAACCAGTCTGATGGACCAGCAACCACAAGTGGTAGAAATCCAAAAGGCGAAGGTAGGAAGTTTGACGACATGACCGATATGTCCGAATAGTGATACTTTAGCAAAAAAGGGTATATAATATAATAACCATGACTATCTCTAAAGCCCACTGGAATACAGATGGCGACAATGTTCGTCTATCCATGCCACTTACAAAAGTCGACAAAGAGCGTCGTATAGTTTCAGGCTTTGCTTCACTAGACAATGTAGATAAGCAAGATGACATTGTAACATCAGAAGCATCACTGGATGCATTTGCAAAGTTTCGTGGAAATATTAGAGAGATGCACCAACCATCAGCAGTTGGTAAAATGGTTTCATTTAAAGAAGATAAGTATTTTGATCCAGAATCAAAGAAGTTTTATAAGGGAGTATTTGTTTCTGCATATATTTCAAAAGGTGCAAATGATGCATGGGAAAAAGTTCTTGATGGAACATACACTGGTTTTTCAATCGGTGGAAGAATGAACAAATGGGATGATGCTTATGATGAAAAATCAGATAAGACAATCCGTGTTATTAAAGAGTATGATTTGGTAGAGTTGAGTCTTGTAGATTCCCCTGCTAATCAGTTTGCTAACATAGTATCTGTTGAAAAGGTAGACGGAATAGATGTATTTAAAGGCGACGAAACAGTTTTAGAAAATGTATTCTATGATAAAGAGTCTGGCATAGTAATTGCTTCAGAGAACGAATCAGAACTTAGCCCCGTTACAGGTGAACAAATGACAAACATAGGGTTCGTTGAAAAAACGGATAATGAAAAGATAGACATGATAAAATTCTTAGTTGATAGTGCTAAAGGCATTAATACTTCTAAGATTAACAAGGAGGTACAACCTATGACAGAAAACACAGAAACAATTGCAGAAGTTATTGAAACAGAAGCAGTAGTAGAAGTAGAAAAGTCAGAGGTCGCTCCAGAGGTTGATGCCGTAGCAGAGGCACCTGCAGAAGATATTACTAAGGCTGATGAAGCAGTAGTAGTTGAAGAAGTTGCAAAGTCTGAAGAGACTCCTGTAGCAGATGCAGTTGAAGAAACTACAGAGGTATCTAAATCAGATGAAACAATTGTTGACTCAGTTGCAGAAATCAAGAATACTCTAGAATCAGCCTTTAGCGATCTAGTTTCAACAGTTAAGTCTTTGCAGGCAGAAGTAGAAATGCTTAAGTCTTCAAAGGTAGATGTTGAGACAGCAAAACAATCATTTGAAGCAGTTGCAAAAGATATTGCAGCAGCAACAAATACATTCAATGAATTTGGTAAGCGTGTGGAACTTGTAGAGCAAGACACTGCTTTCCGAAAGTCTGGCGATCTCGGCGAGATAGTACAGAATCAACCTGAAACGGTT